GAAGGCGACAGCACAGCGGTTGGAACACAAACAGCAAACGCCAACACTGCTTATTTGATTTCTTCTCAAAGAGAATTAACAGAGACTTTTGGTGATCCAAAATTTTATCAAGACGCATCAGGCAATTCATTACACGGATATGAATTAAATGAATGGGGTCTACAAGCGGCATACTCTTTCTTAGGAGTTGCCAACAGAGCATACGTTTTAAGAGCAAATGTTGACACTAGTGAATTACTAGGAAGTGCATCGGCTCCAACTGCTAACCCAACAGATGGTACATACTGGTTTGACCTTGCATCAAGCAGTTTTGGATTATTTGAGTGGTCAAAAACAGATCAAGCATTCAAAACAATTACACCAACACTTATTACATCAGTTACTGATTTAGTTGGCGGAGTATCAACTGGTGCACCATTAACATCAATTGGTATCACAGGTGATTACGCAATCAACACAACACACGTTACAAACAAAATGTACAAGAAAACTGAATCAAATACTTGGGTACAATTAGGATCAAGTGCATGGCACACATCACTACCTATAGTATCAGTTGCTTCTGGAACTACTGTAACAAACGGCCATAACATGAAGATCAATGGTATCACTGTACAAACGGGTGGTACTGCATTATCAAATGTTAACACGGCTTTGAATGCGGCAAACATTCCAGGTGTAAGTTCAAGCATTAACACTACAACAGGAAACTTAGACATATTCCATGATGGTGGTGAACTAGGTGATTCAACAAACAGAGACATAACTGACTTTGAAGAAGGTACAGGTTTATTAGCAAGTTTAGGGATCACAGCAGGTAACTTTAGAAATCCTAAATTCTTGCAAGACAAACACACAAACAGACCTACTTGGAAAACAGCAGATGAAAATAGACCAACTGGTTCAGTTTGGTTTAAAACAACTTCAGCAAACGCAGGTGCAAACATTGTTACAAAACTGTACAGCTCAGCAAGTGCAAGTTTCTCAACAATAGCATCACCATTGTATGCATCACACAACTCTGCGATTTACAACTTAGACGCGGCGAACGGTGGAACTGCATTAACAGTTGGAACTTTATATGCACAGTACAATATTACTGAACAAAAAATTGTTACAACAGATGGTTCACAAGTTGACACTACAAAAAACGTTGGTGACATGCAGTTATTCAGATACGAAGGTGGCAAAACAGTTATCACAAGTAGATTAACTTCACACTCATTTACAGGTTCAGAAACATTTACAATAAGTGAAAGTAGAAAAAACCAAGCGGCAATGAGTACACCAATCTCAATCACAATGAGTGGTACAACTGCTGACACATTTATAGCAGACATCAACGGTAAAGTTGATGCAAGTGCGGCGGCTAGTTCAACTACAAAACTTATTAATATTAAAGCATCTAAATTAACAACTGGTGAAATTGTTATTGAACACACACTAGGTGGCGATATTAGAATGAACAACACAGGTACTGGCGACGTATTAGGCGATGCTGGTTTTGGTACATCACAAGCACATCCATATGGTGGATACACTGCTAACAGTTCAACTTTAGTGGACAACTTATATGTTGCTCCAGCAGGTGACACAGAAGATTCTTCAACAGGATCAGAAGTGATTGCTACAAACTGGAAAAGATTATCATACACAGCAAGTACAAGCACACCAAACAATGAACCAGCAGACGGTACATTATGGTATGACACAAACATTGATGTTGCAGACATTATGGCACACAATGGTACTACTTTTGTTGGATATGCAACAGCATACTCAAGCACAGATCCAAATGGTCCACAGTTTAGTGCAACAGCACCGACTACACAATCAGATGGTACTGCACTTGTAACTAACGACTTATGGATTGACACTTCAGATTTAGAAAACTATCCAAAAATTTACAAATACAACACATCAGCAACTTTAAGTTCTACAAACACAGCAAACCAAGTTGCAGTAACTACATCAGGCGCGGCTTGGGAATTAGTTGACAAAAGCGATCAAACAACAGAAGACGGTATTGTTTTTGCAGACGCAAGATGGCACACTTCAACTGACAAAGCGGCAGGAACTAGCACAGCGGCAGGAACTCCTTCAACAATCAAGGCATTGTTAAGCGATGGTCATTTAGATCCAGATGCTCCAGATCCAGCGACGTACCCACAGGGTATCATGTTTTGGAACACTAGACGTTCTGGTTACAATGTGAAGGAATACAAAAACAGTTACATCACAACTACAAAATATCCAGGAAGTGGATCAACCGGTTTAGGTAACATCAGACAAAGTAATGAATCTGTTGCAACTTACTTCCCAGACAGATGGGTTACTAAATCAAGCAACAACGCAGACGGTTCAGGTGCATTCGGAAGAAAAGCACAGAGAAAAGTAATTGTTGAACAATTAAAATCAGAAATGGACACTAACCAAGCAATCAGAGAAGACCAAAGAGGATTCAACGTAATTGCTACACCTGGTTACCCAGAATTGATTTCAAACATGATTAACTTAAACACAGACAGAAACAACACAGCATTTGTAGTAGGTGACACTCCTTTAAGATTAGCGGGTACATCAACTGCAATTACTAACTGGGCTAACAACTCAGCGGCGGCACTAGACAACGGTGAAGACGGATTAATAAGTGCAAGTGATTACTTGGGTGTGTTTTATCCATCAGGTTTAACAACTGATAACACAGGAAAATCAATTGTAGTTCCAGCATCACACATGATGATGAGAACACTAGCAAACAACGATAACATAGCTTTCCCATGGTTTGCACCAGCAGGAACTAGAAGAGGTATTGTTGATAATGCAACAGCAGTTGGTTACATAGATTCAAAAGAAGGTGAATTTAAAACAATATCTGTAACGGAGTCAGTGAGAGATTCAATGCATGAAGTAAAAGTTAACCCAATCACGTTCTTTAGTGGAGCAGGAATTGTTAACTTTGGTAACTTAACTAAAACAGCATCAAGTTCAGCACTAGATAGAATTAATGTTTCTAGATTAGCAGTGTACTTGAGAAGTCAGTTAGATAGTATTGGAAAACCATTTATCTTTGAACCAAATGATGAACTAACAAGAAATGAAATCAAACAAGCAGTTGAATCATTCTTGTTAGAACTAGTTGGTCAAAGAGCATTATACGATTTCTTAGTAGTTTGTGATGACACAAACAACACACCTACTAGAATAGACAGAAATGAACTTTATGTGGATATAGCAATTGAGCCAATCAAATCAGTTGAATTCATTTACATACCGTTGAGAATCAAAAACACAGGAGAAATTGCAAAGTTAGGGAACTAATTTTGAATAAATAGGAGAAACAGATGGCAATATCAACTTTATCAAAATTTACAGTACCTTTAGCAAACGATCAGAGTTCAGCATCACAAGGTTTGTTGATGCCAAAACTACAGTATCGTTTCAGAGCAATCCTGGAAAATTTTGGAGTATCAACACCAAGATCAGAACTAACAAAACAAGTGATAGACATAACAAGACCACAACTATCTTTTGACACTGTGACATTAGATGTATACAACTCAAAAGTCTACGTTGCAGGCAAACACACTTGGGAAGCAATCACAATCAACCTAAGAGATGATGTAAACAACTCAGTAACAAAACTAGTTGGTGAACAGATCCAGAAACAGTTTGATTTCTTTGAACAGTCAAGTGCGGCATCTGGTATTGACTACAAATTCACAGGTAGAATTGAAATGTTAGACGGTGGTAACGGATCAAGTGCACCAAATGTTTTAGAAACATGGGAACTGTACGGTGCTTTCATAGACAACGTGAACTACAATTCACTAGCATACGCAACTTCAGATCCAGCAACAATCACATTGTCAATCAGATACGACAACGCGATCCAAACTCCAACAGGAACAGGAATTGGAACAGCAGTTGCAAGAACGATCGGTACTCTAAGTACGGGTGGTTAATAAGAATTAGAATTAGCATTTATAATACAAGAAAAGCGTCTTTATATGGCGCTTTTTTTGTGGCTATAAATACAAGTATATGCCAAAGATAAATGATTTTTTAAAAGGTATCCAAAACGGCCAACCCGGCATGAAGGACTTCCGTCACGCATCTAGACTGTACATAGACGACAACTACAGATTGATGCCGAAACAGAAGTTCATGTTTCATGTGATGATTCAGACTGATGAATCAATGATGGTAAGTCCACATAATCCACAAGAAGACGCTCAATTAGATATGTTGGTTAAAAGTTGTGACTTGCCTAGATACGGAATGAACCTAGAAGAACTTGTACAGTATAACAAAAAATCATATGTGGCAACACGTATTCAATATGAACCAGTTAATATTACATTCCATGATGACCATGCTGATACGGTAAATGCTTTTTGGAAAAAATATTATGAATATCATATAGCAGATTCGGTTAATGCCGGAAGTACAGGCCTTACTATATCAGACACAAAAGATAATGCATATGATGATATAAACGACAAAAGAGCATATTCAAAATTTGGGTTAGACACTCCAAAAAAGAAAAAGAAACCATACCTAAAAAGTATAATAATTTTTTTATTACACAAACAAAGATTTACATCCATGCAATTAGTAAATCCAGTTATAGGATCTTTTGCTCACGATACTGTGGACAATGCCGATGGTGCTGGAACACTATCAAATATTATGCAGGTCTACTACGAAACAGTATTGTATGATTCAGGTACAGTTAACAGAACTGATATGCCTGGATTTGCCACATTAAATTACGATCATGAACCGTCACCATTAACAGTACTAGGAGGTGGAACCAACAGCATATTTGGTCCAGGTGGTGTTATAGATGGCGTAGGATCTGTTTTTAAAAATGTTAGAGAAGGTAACTTCTTAGGTGCAATATTAGGTGCATCAAACACATACAACAATGCTAAAAAAATTAAGAAAAAAGATGCCAAAGAAGAACTTAAAGGTATTGCAAAAAAAGGTGTGTTGGAGGTTGGCAAACAAGCAGGAACACTTTCTAGTCCAGTAGCAGAATTTGGTGTTGGACAGTTAGCCGCAGTAGCAACATTAGCCACAGCAAAAGGATTAGCGGATAATAAAAACACAGCAGACACAACTGTAATAACAACACCAGTATTTGACAGTGTTAATTTTCTCACAGCCAATGAAGCATACAATTTAGTTACAACAAATGATGAAGTAAAAGACATTATTGCCGGGCATATATATTACAAAGATATAGGATCGAGAACAGGACAATCGGTTGCAGTAAGTGATGTTGCTTATACTAATTCAACCGATGCAACCAAAAAAGTTTATAGAGCTAAAGCAGTAACCGACATAAGAAAATTAGTTACCGACGGATTTATAAAAATTGATAGAGAAACACAAGACATAACCGTTAACATAGAGAAAGCAAACTTATAATGGCTGAATTTTACACAAATCTACCACCTAAAGAAAGTGATGGTCTAAACAACACTATACAAAAGTTAACCACAACAAACTATCAAACAGATTACGAAATGAATCCAGGTGATTATGATGCCTGTATTGCTTTCTTTGTAAAGAGAGGATTTAAGAGAGCATCTGCCGAATCCACTGCATACGTGATAATGGCACAGGCAAAGATAGACAGTATAAGTCCACAAGAAATATTGGACAAACTACAAGGTGCTTCAGAAGTACAATTATCAGAACTAATAACACTAATATTAAATGCTAACAGGTATAAGTCTAGTAGGTTAGGTGTTAGACAGACACTGGCAACTAAAGAACTTGTATCTAGAAACATTCTAGATTAATGCTACCAAGATTTGCAAGAGGAAAATTTTCACCAAAAAATGGTGACAAGTATGTTGGACTAAAAACTCCGACCTACCGCTCTAGTTGGGAACACGCTTTCATGAGATTGTGTGACGAACATCCTAACGTGTATCAGTGGGCTAGTGAATCAATAAAGATTCCATACAGACATCCGTTTTCAGGCAAGTACACTGTGTATGTGCCAGATTTTTTTATTGTGTATCAAGATAAAAATGGAAAGAAACATGCAGAAATGATTGAAGTTAAACCTGCTGATCAAACAACTATGGAACGTGCAGGAAAAAGTTTAGCAAAGAAAAAACAAGTTGTGTTAAACATGGCAAAATGGGAAGCCGCTAGTGCTTTTGCTAAACAAAGAAAAATAAGATTTAGAGTAGTGTCAGAAGAAGACCTTTTTCACAACGGCAAACGTAAGTAAATACGCAGATGACAAAAAAATTAGAAGATGTTCTAAATTTACCAAATGTCAAAGAGGCATTCAAAGAGGTAGATAAGAAAGAACAAGCCAAAGCAAACAAAGAAAAGACAGGTGAAGTGATGAAAAATGTTGATCCTAAAACTGCCGCGGCATTAAAAAAATCATATGCAGAATTTGACAAGGTTGCGGCCGCACTGCCACAGGTAAAAGGACTAGGAGAACTATCAGATTTAGAACTTGATAAACTTGCTATTGAATCAGAAGAAAGTTACAAAAATTTAATGGACTTGGGCATGAACGTAGACTCACGTTATTCAGGACGTATATTTGAAGTTGCAAGTAATTTTTTGCGAAATGCCATAGATGCTAAAAGCGGTAAGATAGACAAGAAGCTCAAAATGATTGAATTACAACTTAAAAAGCAGAAGTTAGACCAGAGCAATAAAGACGGTGGTCCTATAGAGGAGTCCGACGGTTTTGTTATCTCAGACCGTAATGAATTAATGAAGAAACTACTTAAAAAAGACTAAATATTGCATATGAGCACTTTTACACAGTATCTAGCAGAATCTAGCAAGTCATATGACTACAAAATAAAGGTAGCAGGTGTGTTAGCAGACGATTTTGCAAGTAAGTTAGAATCAGCACTCGCAAAATTTGAAGTGGCTAAGATGTCAGCAGGTAAGAAAACACCTATTATGACTATGCCTTTAGATTTTCCACATTTATCAAATGAGGAAGTAACAATTTTTGACGTTACAACAAACTACCCAGCAAGTTCAGGTGTAATGAAAGAATACCTATCAGATATTTTAGGTGTTAATGCTTCAAAAATTGTTGTTAGAAAACCAGGTGAACCTACAGAAGAATACCAAGACAATATGCAGGTTGCAAAAAAATCAGAGTACATAAACAAACTGTACGACATAGAGTACAAAGACGCACCTAAGGTGAACGCAGAAGATTTCCATACAACCGAGGCCAACATGAGCCTGTTGAAAGAATTGTTAAAAGATAGAGAAGCCCACGCACTCAATATGGAAGTGGGCAAAGACAACAAAACACAAGAAGTACAGAGCAACGAAGAAGAAGGAACACCATCTCCAATTAAAGCGGCACACAAAGGCCCTGTAAAAGGAAATCCAGATCCAATGGGGAAATAAATTATGGAAATGATTGACGTACTAAAGAGATTAACTGAGATTGCAGAAACTAAACCAGAATTAGTTAAAGATGCAGTAGCAAACGTTCAAGCAACTAATCCACAGGCTGTTGTACAAAATGCTGTTCAAAGCGAACCAGCAATGAAAACAGACGAAGGTGGAATGTCAGATGTACACATTGGTGCTCAAGAGGCATTAAGTCAATTCCAAGACGAAGAAGGCGATTTAACATCACCAAAAAGAGATGTGGTTGCGGCACTAGTTAAGAAATCAAAAGAATTATCTTTTCCAGACAGTTACGAATATGAAATAGCGGCAAGAATGGCGGCTGATGATTTTAACGATGCTGGACAAAAAACGGCAGACATGGAACCAGCAATGGATTCAGAGCAACCTACAGACGAAGGCAATGCATTTGCTCAAGCAGTGCAACAAGCAAAAGCGGCTGGTATGAAAAAAGGTGACAAATTTAAAGTTGGAGACGAAGAGCATACATTAAGAGATAGCGATTTTGAAGTAAATACAGATACAATGAAAACAGAAGACAAAAAAAAAGTAAACGAAGATATTAAAATATCTGCAGATACTCCACAAGAAGCAGGCATGATGATGCAAATTTTAAAATTAGCAGGTGTACAACCTGTTGATGCAAAAATGATGGGTGCCGATGAACCAGAAGAAAATCCACCACACGGTGAGCCAGGACACAGTTGCGGTGATGACGATGCAATGGGTTCACAAGAAATGGGCAGAATGAGAGATATGATGACTGCTCCGGACGAAGAAAAAGCAGAAGAAACTTTTGACAACGAACCGGATGTAAAAGTACAAGATACAGATACTTTGGTAAATGTACATTCAGGTGGTTTAAACAGAAAGAAAAGCCAATACGCAAAAGCACAAGATGGTGACAATGCAATGGCAGTTGAAGACACAGTTACTGAAGAAGATTTAGCAAACAGTTTAAGAGCACAATACGAAGGCTTCAAAAAAGAATATCAAGAAGCGGCAAAAGTTGCTGAAGCAAAACCAGACTTCTTAGACATGGACAAAGATGGCGATAAAAAAGAACCAATGAAAAAAGCCATCAAAGACAAAGAAGCAAAGTAATACTTTTCCTAGCATCTTAACAGCGTTAAATACTACACTATGGCGTATGTATCACTAGATAGCGACCAAATCAAGAAGGCGCACAAGAAACACAAATACACCAAACTTCAAGTTGAACAACTTGAACAGTGTATGGATGAGAAAACAGGTCCTTTATTCTTTATGAGAACTTTCATGAGAATACAACACCCAGTGAAAGGATCAATACCTTTTGAACCTTTTCCGTATCAAGAAAGATTAATTGAAAGTTATAATGATCATAGATTTTCAATTGCTATGCTACCTAGACAGACTGGTAAAACTACCTGTGCATCAGGCTTCCTTATTTGGTATGCCATGTTTAGACCGGATTCACAGATACTAATCGCGGCACACAAATACGCAGGTGCATCAGACATCATGTCAAGGGTGCGTTATGCCTATGAGATGTTGCCCAGTTGGATCAAAGCAGGTGTAACACAGTACAACAGAAACAGTATAGAATTTGACAACGGCTCAAAGATATCAGCAACCACAACAACTGAAAACACAGGGCGGGGTATGTCACTTACACTAGTTTACTGTGATGAGTTTGCATTCGTGCAACCACCTGAGAAAGCCAAAGAATTCTGGACATCACTGTCACCAACATTGTCAACTGGTGGTAAGTGTATGATAACAAGCACACCTAACTCAGATGAAGATCAGTTTGCATTAATTTGGAAAGAAGCCAACAAAAGATTTGACGAATACGGCAATGACAAAACTGTAGGCACTAACGGATTTTATGCCATGAAAGCACATTGGTCAGAACACCCAGACAGGGATCAAGCATGGGCAGATGCAGAAAAGGCCAGAATTGGTGACGAAAGATTTAGAAGGGAACACGAATGTGAATTCTTAATCTTTGATGAAACATTAATTAACAGTATTCATCTAGCAGATATGGAAGGTATTGCTCCTGTAGAAACAACAGGACAAGTGCGTTGGTTCAAAAAGCCTACACCAGGAATGACATACATGGTATCACTAGATCCTGCTATGGGTACGGGTGGAGACTTTGCGGCAATACAAGTATTTGAACTGCCAACATTTGAACAAGTAGGAGAATGGCATCATAATACAACACCTATGAATCAACAAATTAGAATTTTGCAAGGTATCAACAAACATCTACATGATTCAATCATGGAACAAGATGCTAGTGCTACACCACAAATATTTTACAGCATGGAAAACAATACTATTGGCGAAGCGGCACTATTAAGGGTCATGGATATAGGTGAAGAAAATATACAGGGTATGTTTTTATCAGAGCCAATAAGAAAAGGACACAGAAGAAAATTTAGAAGAGGATTTAACACCACAGCAAAACACAAAATTGATGCTTGTACAAAATTTAAAGAATTAATTGAGAATGGAAAAATGAAGATTAATTCACAGTTGTTGATATCAGAATTAAAGGACTTTGTTGCAAGTGGTTTAAGTTTCAAAGCAAAACCTGGACAGCATGATGACCTTGTAAGTTCTTGTTTGCTGATGACACGTATGATGAAAGTACTTGCTGACTTTGATCCTAAGATATTTGAGAAATGGACTGACAGGACATCAGAACTAACACCAATGCCAATCTTTGGCACATTTAACGGTTAAATGGTGTCTACAAGCGACACAGACTGCTGTATATTGGTGGTAAAAACAACTTTGATACAATGTACCATTCAGCAAAAAGACGCATAAATAACACTATATGAACCCAAAAAACTCACAAGACTTATTCAACAAGATTAGATCACAGTTTACAAACATTAGACTAGGTGACGAAAATGGTGCCGCAACAGCGGATCCAAGCAGTGCTGTATTTTTTGAATTTGAGTTTAAAGAAGACGCAGACACATTTGGTTCAGTCAGTGTATCCATAGCAGAAGATGGCACTATGAAAGTGTTTTACAACCGTAATTTGGTGGACAAAATTGATGAGGACAGCAAAGACGAATGGTATGCATTCCTTAAAGAACTTAAAGACTTTGCAGTAGAGCACCAATTATCCTTTGATGTGCGTGATATTACTAAAAGCAACCTTACAAAGCAGGATTATCAAAATCTAGCAGACACGAATCAAACGGTAAATAACGATGAGATGTCGGAAGAACTACAAAGAATTACAAAATTAGCAGGTGTTGAAAAGGCACCAGTTGCAGAAGGCCTAACAGGCACTGCAAAACGTTCATATGAGAACCTAGACAAAACAAAATTAATAATCAGACACAAAGGCAAAGTTGACGAAACTGTGCCAGGTGCAAGATCAAGACAGATACAATCACTATACATCGAAAACGAAGATGGTGAGAGATTCAAGTATCCAATGACACACCTAGCAGGTGCGAGGGCAATGATGAGACACGTTGCAAATGGTGGAAGACCACATGATGAGTTTGGACAACATATTGTTTCAACTTCAGAAGATATTGCAAAATTAAATTCATTTTCAAGATATGTTACCAACAAAGATCAATTAAATGACAACGCAGGTGACATCATTGAGCAGACTAAAATGAAATTAGAAAATTTAAGAGGTTACATGAAAAACCTTTCTAATCAGGCACACTATGAAAACGCAAGTAAAGATTTTAAAACATCAGAAGAACAAATACTAGATGATGAAACAGTTGCTAAATTAAGAGAAAAATTCACAATGAAAAATTTAGACAACAGAGTTGAAGATGCACTACCACTTATCAACAGAATTATGAGTGAATTAGAAAACGCACCTAAAGAAGAACAAGTGAACGAATTAGACCCTGGCAAAAACTTTCAAAAGAAAGACAAAGACACAGCACCTACAGTGCTACCAAAAGATGCTGAGCCTATAGATGCTCCAGCAGAAGCACCAGTTGATCATGGTGCAGTTGTACAAAGTTATTTGGCAGATCCTGACAGCAAATTAATTTTAAGAAAAGATGATAGTGCTGACAAAATGCTTAAGGCAACAAAGTTCAAAGACAAAAATACAATGCTAGGATCAATACTTTCAGACATAGCATCGAGATTAATATCGAAAGATCCTCAAGATGATAGAGTGGCTAATTTTGCATCAAGAGTAGCAGATGGTATAGATCAAGAAGGTTCAAATTCATTTAAGCCAGGACCAGATTACAACAGCAACAAAAAAATTGCTGTACAATTAGCAAAAAGATACATGGACGATTACAAAAAAATGCAATCAGATCCATCATACAAAGATGAAGTAAGAAAAGATCCACAAGAAATAAACAAATTCAAAAACATCAAAGGTCAATCATATGGTGATAAAGGAAAAGAATACAAAGCACCAAGCAAAGAAGCAGTTGCTTTTGAATCATGGGCAGAACAAACAGCAAACGAATATGCAACTGAACCTAAAGATCCTGAAATAGAAAAAAAGGACAAAGAGAACGCAACCAAATTAGATGTTACCAAAGCAGATAAAATGATGAATACAACTGCTTACAAAAGAATGAAATCAGGTACACCAGGATACACAGACAAAACTAACGAAGATGTTGCATTTGAAGATCTAAAACCTTATATTGAACAGCATCTAAAAGACGGTGGCGATCAAGCAACTGCACTTGAAACAGCAATTGAACAATTTAATTCAAAAATACCAGAAGAAGCACAAGAAGAAGCAGAGCAGATCAATACAGAATTAGATAGAATTAAAGCACTCGCTAACCTATCATAATAAAACTTCCATATTACCAATAATAGTAGTAGACAATTGATAAATATCAGTGTATATTATGTACTATATGTCTAATATACATTTAGGCAAACTAAAACAAACATAGGCACAATAAAGGAGGCTTACATTATGGCATCATTGGCTGAAATAAGAGCGAAGTTAAAATCACAAGAAGTGAATCGCTCCACTTCACAACACAGGCGGAGACAACGCCATCTACCCACACTGGAATATAGCAGAAGGCTCAGAAGCAGTTGTTAGGTTCTTACCAGATAAGGACACAAACAATACTTTTTTCTGGACTGAAAGAAATATGATCAAACTACCTTTCGCAGGTATTAAAGGTCAGACTGATTCTAGACCAGTGCAAGTACAAGTACCTTGTATGGAGATGTATGGCAAAACTTGCCCAGTACTGACAGAAGTTAGACCATGGTTCAAAGACAAGAGCATGGAAGACATGGGTAGAAAATATTGGAAAAAGAAAAGTTATATTTTCCAAGGTTTTGTTACAACAAATCCACTAGCAGAAGACTCAACACCTGAGAATCCAATTAGAAGATTTATAATTGGTCCTCAGATCTTCAACATCATCAGAGGTGCATTGATGGATCCAGAGATGGAAGAAATGCCAACTGATTATGTAAAAGGTGTTGACTTTAGAATCACCAAAACTACCAAAGGTGGTTATGCTGACTACTCAACATCAAAATGGTCAAGAAGAGAAAGAGCATTGGATGAGGCAGAGAGAGCCGCAATTGACACACATGGCTTACATAACCTAGGTGACTTTAGACCAAAAGAACCAACTGAAGCAGAAGTTAAAATAATCAAAGAATTATTTGAGAAATCTGTTGAAGGTGAGGCTTATGATCTTGAGAAATATGGACAGTACTTTAGACCCGCAGGAATGGCTTACCAAGCAAAACCTCAGGTAACAGTACCAACAGCAACTCCAGTAACTGAAACAGCACCAGCGGCGCCAACAGTGGCTCCAGCGGCGGCACCAGTAACTGAAACAGCACCACACCCAACAGCGGCGGCTCCGGCGGCTCCAGCAGGTGACAGTGCCAAGAGAGCAGAAGACATCTTGAAGTTAATTAGATCAAGACAAGCAAAATAATCTGACATTTTACCAAGGCCCTAATTGTATTGACGTTAGGGCCTAGGTATGCTAATATAGATTACAAGGATATAAATTATGACAAAAGTATTTGACGCAACAAAATTTAGAAAGAGCATCACAAAATCAATCCAAGGATTAGGTATAGGATTCAGTGATCCAACAGATTGGATATCAACAGGAAATTACGCATTGAACTATTTGATGACCAGTGATTTCAACAAAGGAATTCCGTTAGGCAAAGTAACTGTACTTGCAGGTGAATCAGGAGCAGGAAAAAGTTATATAGCATCAGGTAATATAATCAAAAATGCACAAGAGCAAGGCATCTTCGTTATATTAATTGACACAGAGAACGCACTAGATGAAAAATGGTTACAAGCATTAAAAGTCGACACATCAGAAGACAAACTTTTAAAATTAAGTATGTCAATGGTAGATGATGTTGCAAAAACTGTTTCAGAGTTTATGAAAGGTTACAAAGAGCAACACGCAGACAACAAAGAGGGTGCACCTAAAGTACTATTTGTTATAGACAGTCTGGGCATGATGCTTACTCCAACAGATGTTAATCAGTTCGAAGCGGGTGACATGAAAGGTGACTTGGGTAGAAAACCCAAGGCATTAACAGCACTTGTAAGAAACTGTGTTAATATGTTTGGTAGTTGGAATGTAGGACTTATAGCAACTAACCATACATATGCATCACAAGATATGTTTGATCCAGATGACAAGATATCAGGTGGACAAGGATTTATCTATGCTTCAAGTATTGTTGTTGCAATGAGAAAACTCAAACTAAAAGAAGACGAAGATGGCAACAAGATATCACAAGTAAAAGGCATACGTGCCGCTTGTAAAGTTATGAAAACACGTTATGCAAAACCATTTGAATCAGTACAGGTAAAGATTCCATATGAAACAGGCATGAATCCGTACAGTGGATTGGTTGATCTGGCAGAAGCAACTGGATTGTTAACAAAGCAAGGCAACAGGCTACGTTTTCTAACTAACGACAAAGAAGAGATACTACAGTTCCGTAAGGCTTGGGAACGCAACGAAGATGGTTGTTTAGACAAGGTTATGCTAGACTTTAATAAAATTGAAGAAGTGCTAAGTACTCCAGAAGAGGCAGAGGTAATAGAAGTTGCCGCTCCTGCTGAAGAAGAAACATTTAATGAGGAGAACGTATAGTGTCATTAGACTTAGCCGCACTAGTATGGAAAGAAACAAGACAGTTCATGCACGACACAGGTGACATAAGAGAAGCAGCCAATCATGTCGTTGAAGCACTTATGTCGCAAAGCTCTGCTGAAGAAATTAGAGAAGCATTTAAATTTGATGGTGCAA